GCGGCCTTGCGGGCCCTGCGGTCAGCGTCAGCCTTCGCCAGCGCGGCCGATACGGCCTCGGCGATGACGTCCTTGTCGGGCACGGCAGCCGGGGAAGCCTCGGCCGCAGTCGTGGTGGTCTCCGCCATGGCGGGAACCTCGCTTTCTTGCGTGGTGGCAGCCAGGCCGGCGGCCGGGTCGGTCTCGGGATCGTCCCCGCCGGGCGCGGACTCGCCCCCGTCGTGGTCAGTGTCGGACGCCGCGGCGCCGGGCAGGTCAATGTCGCCGTCCATGTCCGGGTCCAGCGCCGCGAGTGCCTTGCACGCGGCGTCAGCGGCGGCGCGGAGGATCACGTCCAGGTCTTCGGGGTCCATGCCGTAGGACGACAGGCAGATGTTCACCGGGCCGTTAGCGGCGCTGATGCTCCACGAGCCGCACATGCCCGCGTCGCCGTAATCCTCGGCGAGGGCCTCGGTCACGTAGACGGGAGCGTCGGTCGTCCAGCCGGCCGACTCCGCGGAGATGGTGACGCCGAATCGCTTCAGCGCGCCCTTGATCTTGCCCTTGATGCGCTTGAGCTGCTGCGCCGTGTATGCCTTGGCGTTCTTCGGCATCGAAACGTACGCCCAGGCCGCTTTGGCGTGCGCCTTTGTATCTAGCTGGTACCGCGGCTTCTTATCTGCCTGGTAGCCCGGATCCGCGAATGGCCCGCCAGGCCCGGCGGAGGTGGTCCGCTTGCCCATCGGCATGGCCGCCTCGGCGACCCGCTCGCAGGTCAGGCAGATGCCGTTCTCCAGCAGGTGCGGGGCGGCATGCACGGCTGCCAGGGCCTCGGCGAGGGTGCCCGGGATGACTGGCACGGGCGGCTCGGCCTCTTCCGCGGGCACGGTCTCTTCGGTGATGGCTGTCACGCTCGCCTCCGGGACGCTCTCGTAGATCAGGACGCGCTCGGTGGTCTCCGACTGGCCGTCGCGCTTCGCCCAGGCGAACGTGTCCAGGGCCGCGCCGGTGACGCCGGGCGCCCGCGTGTAGTCCAATCCGGCGAGGGTGACGCCCTGGGCCGTTTCCGCGGGGCGCCCGTCGTCGGCCTTGACCTTGCGGACGGTTCCCGTCCACGCGCCCCGGATCGAGACGCCCTTCAGGAACGCGGGCTCCCCGTCGGAGGTGTCAGCGAGAGCGGCGATCGTGCGGCCGTGAGGAGTGTCGGCAAGCGCCGCGGTGAAGCGGGCGTTCCCGTCCTCATCGACGCTCATGCCGGTGATCCGGCCGACGATGCGGGTCGTGTCGTCCTCGGCTGCATGGTGGGTGAGCTGCACCAGCGGCTCATGGCCGTCCACGCCGTCGCGGACGGCCATCGACTCGCCGGCGGCTATGCGGGCCTGAGCGTCAGCTACCGCCGCGGCGATCATCGGGCGGGTATACAGCCTGCGGTTCAGGGAGACTCCCGGCTTGAGCGCTATCCCTCCGACAGTCGCGATGGTCTTGGCCACGGCGCGCCTCCTTCATGCGGCAGCGCGCCGCGAGTCTCAGCGAGATGATGGGCGGCACGGGAGGCCGGTAGCCGAGCGGAAACGGCACCGTGTGGCAAGCCGCAATGGGCCCAGTGCGGCTTGCCTGAGATCGGAAGAGTTGCGGGTTCGAGTCCCGCCCGGCCTCCCGGCTCAGCTATAGCCGACCGTGACGTTGCCGGTCGCGCCCGTCGACTGGACGGTGATGCCCAGCGCCGCGGGAAGCTGCACGTCATAGACGGTGCCCGCGGTCGCGCCGATGGGGATGACCAGCAGCGGAGTGCCCGAGGCGAGCGAGGCGTTGTCGTAGATGGTGACGATCGCCGCGGCGGTGATGGTGGTGACGCTGACCTTGTAGATGCGGCCGGGGGCGGCCTTGACGACCTGGAGCGCGCCGAGGGTGACGGGGAAGTTCCGGTTCGCGTTGACCGCGAAGCCTGCGTCGTCGTACTGCGTGACGATTCCGTTGTTGGCCATGCTGAAGCGCCCCTCTCGGGCTCGGAACGGGTGATTCGGGGTGGCCTCAGCGGCCGGGAACGGTCAGCTGTAGCCGACTGTCACCGCGCCGGCGGACAGGGTGCCTCCGGTGTTGACAGCCGAGATGCCGGTGAGGGCAGGCAGGTCCGCGACGAACACCGCGCCCGCCAGGCCCGCGGCAACCGGGATGGTGAGCAGCGGCGTCCCCGTGGCGGCACCCGTGGAGTTGTCGTAGAACTCCAGCTGGCCGGTCGCGCCGACGAAGGCCGTGGTGACGATCACGCGGATCAGGCGGCCGGGGGCGGCCTTGACGACGCCGCCGGCGAAGGTCAGGACTGCGGTGATGCGGGCGACAGCCGGGTAGCCCGCGTCGTCGTAGGGGGTGACAACCTGGTTCAGGGGCATGACGGAGGCGCCTTTCTCGGCAGGGCTTGCATGTCAGGGAAGGTTCAGCGGCCGAGGAGACAGATCTCGGTACCGGTCACCGAGCCGCCGGAGATGGCCCAGGAGACCCGGCCCCACAGCGGCAGGACGACGTAGCTCCCGGCCGTGCCGCCGTGCTTGCCGATATAGACCGGCGCGGCGTGACCGGCTGCGGTGATGGCCGCAGGCGTCCCGGAGATGGCGGGGAACAGGTTGCCCTGGTCGTCGTAGCCGTCGATCTGCACCGTCAGCGACGGCGAGGAGACGATCGCGGTCACGAAGACGTACAGGGCCAGGTCGTCGATGAGCCGCAGGTCGACCGGCGTCTCGTTGTCGACGGCGGGGAGGGTGTTGCCCGGCCCGGCGCCCTGCCAGCTGCCCGAGTTCCCGGCCGCGGCGATCGTCCCGCCGAGGTTCGCGGCCAGGGACCAGAGGATTTTCACGGGGCCATCGGCCATGACGGGGCCTCCCTAGGCTGCGGTCAGGTACGCGGCGTACATGTGCTCGGGAATTGCGGCGTTACCAGCCGGCACGCTGACGCAGCGACACAGCGGATGCTGCGGGATAGCGGGGAAGTCCTCGGCGCCGTAGGGATTATGCGACTCAAGATCTTCGCAAATCGGACATACGCGAGCGTCGCCGGCCGTGAGAAAATCAAGCAGCCGGACATCCGCCGCCGCGTAAACCGCATGCATGGCCGCAGTGATCGCCGACGCCATCGCGTGGGTCAGGTTCACGCCCAGCGAGCGCGCGTCCACCAGGATCGCCTTCAGTGCCGCGACCATCTCAGCCTCGCTGGCCCCTGCGACAGCGAGGCTGACGAGCTTGCGGGCAAGATCAGCAACCGCCCCGGCGATGATGGCCGCGGCAGCAGCCTGCACGGCACTTCGGCCGGGCTCCTGCCGGCCGTCCTTTACGGCGGCGTCCCAGTCGAAGCCCGCATGCCCGGCCTCCGCGGCGGCCACGGCAAGCGCCGACGCGAAGCCCTCCCCCGCGGCGAGGGTCAGCGCGTCCGTGATCGCCGAGAGCAGGTCCGCGTAGTCCGGTGCGTCGTTGACGCCGATCAGCAGCCCTGCGGCCATGGACCGGGCCAGGTTCCGCAGCTCCCGCTTGTGATGCCTCGCCGCTGACGGTGACGGGTGATCAGTGCCCGCTGCCGGGCCCGCGCTCGTCATCATGGCCTCGCGGCGGAACGCTGCCACCAGCGCGGCCACGTCCAGGGCAGCGGTGATCTCCAGCCAGATCTTGCCTGCGATGGCGGACTGCGCGGCGTACAGGTCGTCCTGGCGGCCATAGACCGTCTTCCAGATGCCGGTCAAGGCCGAGAGATCAACGGTTACCTCAAGCAGCGCGGCCTCGGCCTGGGCTATAAGCCGCTCGTCTAGCACGCTGCCTTTCGATATGGCACGCTCTGCAATGCCGTTTCCCGGACGGTGCCCGGTAGGTGTTGGCCCCGTCATACGCGTGACCTTGCGGGGCCGTCATCGTCGCCGCACCGCTCGCACGGGGAGCCGTCCTTAGGGCACCAGAGGCAGCCGAGGCGCCGCAGAGAGGGCAGCCGCTCCAGCGGGGGAAGCGCCACGACGGCACCTCCCGGCCGGGATCAGATGGTCAGTTCCATGGCCGTCCGGAGCACTTCGGCCATGGTCACGTCCGGTCCCCAGCCGCCCGCGCCTGTCTCGTCGTCGTCCAGCACCAGCTGGACGGCCCCGCGCAGGACCGCGAGCTTCCCGGCGTCGGTGAGGCCGCCCGCGCACAGGACAAGCATGCGCGAGGTCAGCGATGGCTGGGAGGGCGCCGGCCCGGTCATAGGGGCGGAAGGCCGAGGCCGGGGATGTGCACCGGGAGCGGCGGCATCCGCCGGAGCATCTCCGCCATCTCGTCCGCCTGCCGCATTCTCAGATCGACTGCTGCTGGCGACGGCGCGCCGTACAGCATGCAGCGGATGACGCGCTCGCAGGTGCCGCGGTCAACGCCCTCGTCCTCAAGGATGACCTCAAGGCGGGTGAGCATGTCGCGGAGGACGGCCGTCTCAAACTGGTAGGCACCGTCCATCTGAATGTCGCCGGGGCGCGCGGTGCGGCGCGCGAAGTCCCGCATGACGTGATCGGCGTAACTCATGCGACCATCATGCCGCAGCCACCGGGAGGCTGGCGGCAGGCGGGATCATCCGCTCAACTCTGCGTCCAAGCCCATAGAGCCGGGTTGCTGGCCAGTTGACAGAGAGAGGCTCACACGGCGGCTGACACGGCTCGGCTTCACCGCCGAACGCGAAGCAAAGCCGTAGAAGGCTTCGCTGCGAGCCTCTCTCTGGTACGGCTACGTGCCCTGCGCAACGCGGACACTGGTCACGTTCTCGGCCTTGAAGATGGCGATGATGCCGGCGTCATCGTCCGCGCCGCCGGCGAAGGCCACGAAGCCGGGGTATTCGTCAAAGGCGGCCAGTCGGCCTGTAACCCTCTCGTCCGCCGCTGGAGAGAGGAAGCTGACCACGTACTTGGTGTTTGCCATGACAGAGAAGACTAGCGGCAGTCAGGGGATGCCTGCGGACGCCGCTCAGCACCAGCGCACTCGGTGCAGGCGCACGTCCCGCCGGTGCAGCGGTCACAATGACCTCGGCGGCACTGCGGGCAGACATGGGTAGCGGCGGTCACGCTATGTCCTTCGCGACGAAACAGGAAGCGTCTGCGGCGGTCAGCGGGCGGCCGGGCAGGTCGTCTGGCTCCCAGGCAGGCTCAGTGTCAGGGATCGAGTACGGCTCTTCCGGCGGCGGCTCAGGTGGCGGCGGCTCGCTCACGGCCTGCCCCCCTCACCGGGTACCTGGTCGCGGAGCACGACACCGGTCAGGCCCGGCAGGGACTCCCTGGTATATGCCCGGCGCATCTCGCTGGCACGCGGGGTGCCGACCGTGGTCACCTCGAAGGGCAGCATCTGGCAGCGGAACCACACCGCGACAGGCTGGCCGCCGCCGTCCATCTCGATGCTGAGGGCGTCGGTCTGGTGGATGGTGCCCTCATGGCCGTAGAACCGGTCAGGTGCGACAGCGGCCTGCTTCGCTGCCCACGCGCTCGCCGGCCTTACGGGAGGTGCTTCCAGTCGCTGCACCAATGGTGGCGGGGCCGCTCTCGCGGAGCGGCTCGCGGCCTCGCTGCGCCGGGCTTCCCTCCACCGCGCGTACGGGCTGCTCACGCCGTCGCTCCCGTGCCCTCGGTGCCGATTTGGTGATCCGGGTACTGCCGGTCGTGAAGGTCGGTTATCGCCGTCGTCAGCTCAGGCACCCGGCCCACGTAGGCATACGGTGCCTGCCCCGTCTCCAGGTAGGCCAGGGTCCGGTGATGCCCGTCGACCACGATGTCCTTGCTGCTGCCGCTGACCCTCACGTACACCGCGGGCTTGAGCTGCTTCCCCTTCGCGTGCTTGGCGCCGATCTTCCTCACGAATGCCGCGACCCGGCCGTCCTTGCTGGCGGCCCACTGATCCTTGTCCGCCAGGTCGATCTGGTCGGCCGGGACCCGGGTCGGCCCCTCCCACTCGATGCCCGCATCTTTCACCCAGGCGATGGACGCGGGCGGGAAGTCACGGGCCAGCTGCGCATAGACCGCCTGCGCGATCTCCGGCGAGCCATCGGGCGTGACGGCAGCCTGCGCCTCGGCGATCTGGCCGCCGGCGCGGTAGGCGGCCAGGGCATCCTTCAGCCGGGCGCGGCGGGTGGCGAGGGATTCCTGGATCGGCGGCGGCGCGGCCCCGGGCACCGCCGTGGCCTCCAGCGCGGCGATCTGCGCGTCGGAGTACCGGCCGATGTCCGCCCACTTGATGATGGACTGCCGCTCGACCAGCACCGGCTCGTCGCCGCCGTCGACAGTCGGCTCGCCGATATCGGCCGCGTACCGGTTCCGGGACCAGGAGCCGTTCCTGACCCGCATGTCGCGGATCTGCTCCACCACGACACTGTCCCGGTAGTCAACCTCGCGGAACTTGGAGTGCCAGCCCTTCACGCCGAAGCCCTGCACGGCGATATGGAAATTGAGCTTCTCCAGGACAATATTCCCGATCGGATCGCAGGTGTTGATGAGGAAGGTGTTGTGCGTCGGGATCATGCCCTCGCCAGCGAGGTACATGGAGTTCGGCGAGTCGACGGTGATGCAGCGCATGGGCCGGTTAGCGATCTGCGTGGCACCCGTGATGAAGCGGTGGAAGAGCCGCGCGCCCGCTCCAGTGTCCGTGTTCCAGAGCGCAGCCTTGCGTGCCAGGCGGAAAACCTGGATTGTCGGGCAGAACGTCACGGTGTAGGACGGGCCGTAGTCGATCCGTCCGTCCGCGCACTCCTGGCCCTTGACGCCGACCAGCGGCGACCGCCCCTTGGTCTTGACCGGCTTCTGACCGAGCGACCGGGCCAGCTCAACGACCGCGTCCGCGAGCCGCTCGCTGGTGTTGCGGAATACGACCTGCTGGCCGGCGGAGTGGAATCCGCCGTCGGTGTCCATCAGGCCCTGCAAGAGCGCGAGGCGCTGGGCTTTTGATGCGCGCAGGTACTGGGCCGGGACGTGCTTGTTGCCGAGCACGTCCATCTTGCGGAGAGTCGTCATCAGGCCGCCGACGTTGAATGACCCGCTGCCCGGCATCCGCTGCGATGCGCGCTCCGTGATGACGTACCCGGCAGCCCGGATCTCGTCAGTGATCTGCTCTTCGCCGGTGGCGACGGTGATGGAACTGTTGCAGGCAGTACCATCGCCCAGCCACGCGCCGAGCGCGTACGGGTCAACGGGCAGGCCGGCGTCGGGCAGCTCTAGCGGGGCGGTCATGGGGATGGAGTGGTTGCCCCGGAAGGCGCCATTGCGGCGCTCCAGCGTTTCCAGGACCTCGCTGGTCTTGCGGACCTGCGGTCCGCGTCCGCGGCGTGACCGCCACTGCGGCCAGTTCTCAGGCACAGAGTTGCTGTCTGTGTAGAGGCAGCGGCCGTGCGCCTTGCGGTCTTCCTCGGTCCACGTGACCCAGAGATGATCGGCGCAGCAGTCGATATGCGTGCCGTCAGAGAACTCCAGGCGCCACGACTCGGCGTCCGGAACCTCATAGGTTCCGGTGACATTGCAGGGCTTGCCTGCCTCGTCCAGAACCTCGTCGCCGACCCGCAGATCACCCATGGTCGTCCAGCCTGATGGCGTTGGGATCATGGTCATCAAGTCTAGTGCCCTGTGCTGACTGTCACCGGTGCCCCCGCCAAGATTCCCCGACTCGATGATCATCGCCTCGGCGGGCGGAACCCCGTACCCGGCGACGATCTCATCCCGGCAGGCCGACTTCGCGGCCAGGACATCCGACAGCTTCCCCGACTGGAGCTCGGCCAGCTTCCCGCCGCCCCTGGTCACCCACGGCGTCCCGATGTTCCTGCTGCCGAGGTTCTGGGACGCGGCCTGGTTGCACCAGCGCGTCACCTCAGTATCGGGCGTCCCCGCGGCCAGGTCGGCGTGGACGGTCGGCGGCAGGCCCTTGCGGAGCATCTCCTTGCCCGTCGCCGCCGCGAACAGCCAGGAGGTGATCGGCTGCAGCATCGCCTGCGTCGGCGACACCCCGAACACGCCCGGCCGCGCCGAGTCCAGGCTGATGTGGATGACCTCGCGGGGCTCGAACTCTGCGCGCTGCCCGAAGTCGGTCACCTGCACGTACTTGGTGATCTGCCCGTGCTCGTCAGCATTCGGGCTGGTTGTCGGCGTGTCCAGGTTGTAGAGCGCTACCGGCGTCGGCCCGTTCCACACCACTTCAAGCAGCGCGTCCCCGAAAACCTCAAGATCAGCGACGACGTTGCGGAGCAGCTGCCGGATGTCCTGGACCGGGTTGCAGAAGCCGTAGAACCTCTCCAGGGCGATGACCTCAGGCGGCTTCTCCGGCTCCTCCTGGTCGCCTTCCCCCGTGTCGGCATCCCAGTCGGTGACCAGTCCGCCGGCGGTGATCGTCCGGGCGATCACGTTGACGCACGTCCAGCTCCACGGGCAGGCCAGGTACGCCTCGAACATCTCCTGCAGCATCGACCGGCGGTCGGTGCCCGACGATGCCCCTACAGCGCTGGTGTACTCGTTTATCCCGCCTTGGGGGATACCGGGCACGTAGCCGGTGCGCTCGGGCAGGGAGACGGACATGCCCAGTGCCGCAGCACCACCGGGAGCACGGGTCTTCTTCTCCCAGAACTGCGCGTTCACGGTCCCGCTGCGGCGGAACGCGGCGGGGATCAGGTCAGCGAGAGGCAACGTGACCCTCCCGGCCCTTTAAGGTGGTCGCATGCCAGCCGTGGTGAACCGGGATGAGCCCCCGCACCTGCTCGACGCGTTCCGCAAGCAGGTCCGGGGGCAGATCGACCTCCGCGGCCCGGACGCCGGGTGGGCCGTCGTGCTGGCCTGGGAAGGTCAGCGCGGCGTCGACCGGGACGACCTGATCGACATCGTGAAGGAAGAGCTCGGGCTCATCCCGCCGTTCCCGCCGGCGCAGCCGGGTGGAACGGGCCAGAAGTCGCCGTTCGGCTAGCCGCTGAAGCCGAACGGCACCCGGGCGGTTACTGGCGGCCGGGTGTCGTGGTCGAACGATGCCGCGCGCTCGGTAGTAATGCTCGTCACTGACGCCGGATCGTAACGGTGCTCGCCAGCGTGCGGGCGCTCGCATTCCGGCGCTGCCGCGTCGAGCTTCCGGTACTCGGCGGCGATCTCGTGCGCGATCACGGCAATGATCCTGGCGAGCACGGTCCCTCCGGTCAGCCGAACGGCGACTTCTGGCCCGTGCGGTTCACCTCGTCATCCCGGCCGCCCTGCCAGCCCGCGTCCTCACTGTCCGCCCGTACCGCCCAGGTGCCCATCGGCTGCAGGACTTCAGCCCCGTAGACGTTCCTGGCGCCGTTAGAGGCACTTGCGGGGACATCTCCGAGGATGGGGTAATCCGGGCCGCCGCCCAGGTTGATCAGGAGGTACCTGATCGCGTCGGGCAGGTGGTCATGCTTGCTGGGGCCTGCGTCCTCCGGATCGCCCCGGCTCGCGTGAGACAGATCCGCGAGATGGCGGAACAGGTTCTCGCATCCGGAGAAGATGTGCAGCCGAGGGCAGGTATCCCAGCCGAGGGAACGGTGATGCGGGCACGCGGGCATCTCGGCGAGGTAGGAACGCACCCGCTGCCAGCCCGTGACCCGCGAGCCCTTGCTCGCCGGGGTGAGGTGAACGCCATTGTCGGCGTAAACCTGCGAGATCGGCTTCGCTTCGCCGCGGGCCGCCCACATGGCGTCGTCGGCCCAGCGGACCGCGATGTGCTCGCCGGGCATCTCCGCCGCGAGGATCTGCCTTGCCTGGTCCGATTCGAGGACCATCTGCTCGTAAGCCTCGCGGTACACCCAGGCGCGCCCGTCCTCGTCGATCGCCGCCCAGACAACCGCCCAGAATGACGGGTAATAGCCCCAGTCAATGCCGCAGAACCGCTGCCAGGTCTCCGGCAGCGCGAACGGCTGCACGACATGCCGGTCACGGTTCAGCTCCGGGTACATCTGCCCGGCAAACACATTCCAGTTGCCGTCAAGGAACGCCTTCCGCATCTCCCCGGACAGTGCCTGCAGGTCCGCAGCGTGCTCGGGGTTCATATGCGGGTTATCCGACAACCGCGAAGGGATAAACCGGACCGTCCGGCCGCGCTCGTCGATCACGACGTTCTCGCCGTAGGCCGTCGGGACGATATAACGCTCTTTGACCTCGCCGTGGCCAGCGCCCCCGGGGTTTGCTGACGCGCGGATGCCGAGCACGGGAATGTCGGCACGCCCGGACCGGACCCGCGACTCCAGGAAGGTCACGACATCCGGGCCAAATAGGGTCAATTCATCAAGAACCAGGAGTTGGTATTCTCCCCCTTGCCGCCGGGTGGCGTCGGCAAGCGTCTCGGCGTACCTGAACATGATCAGCGACCCGTTCGAGAACCGCAGCTCGTGCTCGGTGCCGTTCCAGGTCGCGCCGAGCGGCCGAGCGTACTCCAGCTTCGCCAGCTCGGCGAGCAGCGACTCGCGGAGTTCCGGGTAGCTGCGGCGGAAGGCGCCGACGCGCAGGCCCGGATACCGGACGCACGCGCGGATCGCCTCTGCAGTCAGGGCCCGGCTGTTGTGCGTCACGATGTAGTCATCGGTGACGTACAGCTGATTGAGGTTGTCCACCTGGATGCACCGGCTGTTGTCCACCACGGTTGGCTCAACGGAGACGACGCGGTTCCATGGCTCAATGTCGCCGCCGTTGTACTGGGTCACCCGCTCGCGCTTCCGCGGCAGGTGAAACAGCCGGTCCATGTGGCGGCCCTGGACATACAACGTGTAGGCAAGGCGCCCCTGGCGTCGTTCCCCGTTGTGCACGTAGGTGGGGTTCCGTGCCGTCAGGGTCGCCCGGTAGCCAAGTGAGCGGAGAACGTCCTGGACATCCCTCGCCAGACGCTCGGAGACCGTGGTGAAGCTGACGTGGCCGCGCGTATCCATGGTGCCATCGGTGTCCATGAGGCCCTGGATGAACGCGAAGCGGTCTGGCACCGGCGCCAGCTTGATGCGCTCCGGGGCGAACTTGTCCCAGGAATGCGTGCCCGCCAGGCCGTCGCGGTGGAGCATGTCCCCAGCGGTCGCACCCGCATGATCCGCGTGAGCGGCCGACAGACTCCCGCCAGCACCGAGCAACTCATCCAGCCGGGCCACGAACTTAGCCGTCGGCCGCCGCCTGCCGCCCCTGACCGAGAACAGGTATCCCGCATCCACATCGGCGCGGGCGGCCAGTTCATCCAGGGCCGCTCCGAGTGCCGTCTTCGGACGCCCCATACGCGGACGCTCAGGCACGTTCGCGTACTCCGGGGACCGCCAGCCGGGAGTACCCAGCAAGCGCTCAAACTCGGCCTGGAACGCGGATGCCGACACTTCATCAGTCACGGCGCTGCAGCGGGTGATGCTGTAGTTCGGCACCTTGCCGTCGGTCCCGCTAGACGGAAGCTGGGTCAGGCAGAGATGCTCGGGCAACTCGTCACGTATGCGGTCGAATACCGCTTCATCAATACCGCAAATCTGCACCGAGGTTGACAGAGAGCCGTCGCCGATCAGCGCGCCGAGGATATAGGGACTGAAGCGCTCCCAGCGGCCCGGTGCGCCCGTGAGGCCAAGCGGCATGACCATCGGCAGGAGCGCATACCGCGGGCGGTGACCGGCCGCCTTGTCCGCGTCAGCGCGAGCCGCCAGTTCTCGGAGCTGCAGCGTTGTGACCAGCTTGCACCGGCTCTGAACGCGCAGGTTCCACTCATCCTCAGGCCGCAGGCCGGGCGGGATGTAGGGGATGTCCTTTTTGCGGCGCTTCCGCTGAGCAGAGACGGTGACCACCCAGAGGTGATCGCCGTCCGCCTCAACGGATGAGCCATCCGAGAGGGTGACGCGGTAGAACTGCTTCGGCCTGTTGTCGGTGATCTTGATGACCTGGGCTGTCGTACCGTCCGGATTGCACACCACGTCGCCGGGCTCAATGTCCCCAATGAGCTTGAAGCCCTTCGGGGTGAGCACCTTGGTTTCCATATCTGGATTATACGACGGTGCCGCACGGTCCGGACAGCGGCCACCCTTCCCGCCGCCCGTCGAGCCGCCGTACAGCACCGCGAACTCTGTCGCGGCATGGAACTCCGCCTGCTTCGGCGTGGGCACGTACCGCAGCTTCCCGAACACGTCCGGGTCGGGCGGGTCCAGCCGGTCGGCGAGTGCGGCAGCGAAGTCCAGCGGCATGGCCCCACCATCCGTAAGCGGAGGCCGTCAGCCATGATCGTTGTTGCCGGCCCGTGAGCAGCGTTGACTTACTGCAGGTCAGGGCTACGGCGCTAAGCGGAGGCTAGACCGCGCGGAGGTGCCTTCCGACGGCCCGCTGTGCCTCGCGCTGTTTCTCCGGCGACAGGCCCATGTCAGCCAGGACCACGCCCAGCGCGGCGGCAACCAGTTCGGTCTGCCGCTCGGTGACCTTGGCCAGCCGCTCCTCGATGTTCAGCTTCGCGATGTCCACGAGGATCTTGCCGCAGCGGTCCATCGCGCGCTCCAGCACCGCGACCTCGGCGCGGAGCTGCTCGCCTCCCTCACCGGAGCCGTAGCGGATCGATGACAGGTCGTTGACGATGCCGCCTATCACCTGCTCCAGGCGCAGCGCGCGGCCGGCCAGTGCCTGCAGCGCGGTCAGCGGGTTCTCGACCGGCTCCGCGTCGTACTTGTGCAAGAGCTGGCCGGCCTGCTCCGTCAGAGCCGCAGCCCTGCCGCTCGGGGCGCATCCGCCATGCCAGGAGCATCGTCCGAAGCCCTTGTGATTCGTTCCGGCTCCGGCGGCCCGGCCGCAGGTGCCCTCACGGCGACGGAGCTTGCCGCTGCAGAGCGGCCCCGCGTGCTCGGCCATAGATGTACCCCGCTCACGCTGTGCTCATAGATGAGAACGTTTCGCTGAGCCCGCTCAGGCCGGTACGCGGCTGTCGTAGCCCTTGCGCTCCGGCGGGTCCTCCAGCGGCCAGTAGCACCCGTCATGCGTCTCGTCCGGCAGCAGCTCAGCATCTGCCTTAGCCGCTGCCGCGAGTTCTGCCGCGTTGACCTGGAGCCGCAGGTACCGCCGTACCCCTGTCTCCAGCCTGCGCGCGTCCCGCTTGGCCCGCACGGCGTCACCGTGGCCGAGAGCGGCAGCGACGAGAGCCCAGGTGGCGCCGTCCTGCCGGGCCGTGGCGGTGAGCTGGACCTGGAGGGCAGCGATGCGTGCCTGCGCCGGCGGCAGGCGGGTGAGTTTCCGGCCGGACAGCGCGGCGAGGCGGGACAGCTTCTCCTGGAGGGTCAGCTCGCTCACGCTGCTGCCGCGATCTCGCGCAGCGTGCGGAGCGCGCTGCCCGGCAGCCGCGGGTAGTAGGCGTGGCCGTCTTTCCGGTCTTCCCAGGTCGGCGCATAGCCGGGCCTGCGGCGGTCGGTCCAGGGCTTGTGCTCACGGCCGCACCTCTGGCACTCTGCCGCCCTGGCCAGGAGCTGCCCGGCGGTCACGGCCGAGGTCCCGGGGGCACATCGTGCCGCATCGACCGCCGCAGCCCGATGAGCGCACCGAGAGGAGAGCGGCAGCACGCGATGCCACGGGAGTTCCGGTAGCAGCATCCCCACCGCCCGAGCGATCCGGGGCCTGACTCAGCACGGGCCATGCGGGCGAACTCGTACGGGCCGATCCGCCAGGAGCTGCGCGGCACCAGGCGCAGCGGCACGGAGCCGGCCGGGACGTCAGTGCCGTCGGAGATCCACACCGCAGCCATGGTCAGGCCGGGACGTCCGCAGCCGGCACTGCGGGGACGCTCGGGTGCAGGCGGCTGGTCAGCCACTCGGTCAGCTCGGATTCCAGCGCGGTGGCGTGGCGGGAGGCGATGGCCTCGATGTTCCGCACGTCAGCCAGCGCGTCGTCGGCGAACTGGGAGCCTGCCAGGCTGGTGGCTACCTCGCGGAATGCGGGCAGCAGGACGTCGATGAGAGCCATTGCGGGGTCCTTCCTGGAGTAGCGGGATGCCCGGGCGAGCCTGAGCGCCGCCGCGGTGACAGCGGTGCGCTCAGGCACGGGCCGGGGTCAGGCAGACGGGGCCGCGGGCACTGCCGGGGCAGCTGGCGGCGCTGCGGCAGCGGTGAGCGCGGCCACGGTCGAGTCGTTGGTGCCCTGCGCGGTCAGCAGCGCAGCGGTCGCGGTGACCAGCGCAGAGGTGTCCACGCCCTGGCCCTGCAGAGCCTGGATCTCGGCAGCGAAGGCCTGCTGCGCGGCGAGGATCGCAGCGTCCTGCACCTGCAGGTCTGCTACCTCGGCGTTGTCCTGTGCTACCGCGGCGTCGATATCGGACTGAGACATCTGGATCTCCTCCAGTTTCGTGTTTTGCTCCCGGAGGAGCCGGATGATCTTTCCCAGCGCGATGCCGAGCCACCACTTGCAGTGGTCACAGCCGCACAGCTCCTGGTCCTGCTGGACACTCACGACGAGTTGCACGTCGTCGGCCTGCACTTCAGCCATGAGCTACCTCCGTCTGCGGTGATAGATCATGAACGCGCCGAGGAACAGTACCCAGGCGGCGATGACAGCGGCGGCTTTCCAGGTCACGCGGCAATGCGGCGGCGTGCCCGCAGCGCGGTCGCATGCTCGGCCTTGGCGACCTCTACCGGGTCGAGCGCGATGACGCCCTTGTACCGGTACCGCACAGGGAGCTTCACGCGCTCGCCGCCGGGAGCGACGTAGCCGCGGCTGATCCAGGACCGGATCGTGATCTCGCTCACGTCGCAGAGCAGCGCGGCCTGCGCGACGGTAATGGAACCATCGGCGCTGGGCGTGACGACGGTCAACAGTCACCACCTCGGGGCATGAAAAAGCCCCCGGCGTGCCAGGGGCTGCGAGCATGACTCTCCGCGCCGAACGATACGCGCAGTGCGGGGCGGGTGGCAACACGGGCACGCGGGGCTGACGTGGCAGGTCAGGCCAGCGACGGCTCGCCGAGCACCGGCAGCTCCCGGCCGCGCTGCTCGGCGGCGAGCCTGCGGCGGGCGTTCACGTCATAGTCGGCAGAGGTCATCTCGTCGCCGCACCGGTCGCACCGGGAGTAGACCTCCCGCGTCCCGGTCGGCCATGCGCGGCGCAGGGAGCGGTGATAGCAGCGGCGGCACGGCGGGATCAGCAGGTCCGCCGGCGGGTCGGTCTCCAGCAGCAGCGACCGGCACCGGTAGTGCAGGTGCAGGATCTCCCGGCCCGCTTCCTCCCCGCCGACCTCCAGCAGCACCGACACGTACCCGGTGCCGGTGCCGAAGCTGGGCTCATCAGCGATCCTGGCCGCGATCTCCTCAGGCAGCGGCAGGGAGAAGGTGCGCCTCATCGGCTCGCGGTCCAGGGTGAGCAGCGCCCGGATGTGCGCGCGCAGGAACCGCGAGGTGTCCCGGACGGCCTGCGGGGTGCCGATGCGGGCCTGCGGGTCGGGCCGGGAGAAACGGGCGATCTTGCGGACCCGGATATCCCAGCCGGCCAGGATCGCGG